AAAGCCCCGTGTTAGCTTGTGTGGATGTTAAAGATAACTCTGGCAATCAAACATCATGGATTGCCTGGAAGTATCCAAGCGAGCAGAACGGCGCGTACAGGCGTTTATACAAGATTGACCACCAACCTAATTGCATAACAATTTAATTAAACGGAGGTTTGCAATGGAATTTGCAAAACAACTACTTAACAAACACACTAAACTTGGGCGCGCAGTTCGTACTGGCCTACAGGTCGTACTCGCTGTATTGACCGCAGCGCTTGGCCTCTTGGCTGTACCTGGGCTTGAGAAGCAGCTTTTTGACCTTGGTTTTCTGCCGAGCATGGGCCTGTTTGCTACCTGGAGCGGTGCTATTAGCTACGCTTGGAACGCCGCAGAGAGCCTGTACAAAGCTTTCTACGCTGACGACGAGAGCACGGAGGCTAAATAATGGCAGTAGATGCAAACGCACAAGACTGGGCAAGCAAGCGCATTGGCATCTTTTTCCCTGCTGGGTTATCAGACAGCACCGAAGGCGTGCTAACTGGGCAGTGTGTTAGCCTTATCAAGTGGTTTTTGGCTGAAATGTGCGAGAACGTACCAGCGCCATTTGCCGCTCGTGGTGACGCTAAAGACTTTGGCAACACACTTGTAGCACAAGGTATTGCCGACCGCGTAGGCGACCTTAAGCGTGGCGATATTATCGTCTGGCCATACGATGGTGGCGGCTACGGCCACATTGGCGTTTACATGGGCGATGGTACTGTGTTTGAGGAGAACGTAAGCGCTAGCGGGCAGCGCACCGCTGATTACGGTGTAGGTACTGTCTACAGCGCTAACGTCTCACCTATCGACGCACCATGGCGTATTGGTAGCTACAACATTTACCGTGTCCGTAGCTACGTTGAGAACATCGTGCGCACCCGTGATCGCAGCGCAGAGATTAACCACCTTAACGGTTTGTACCACAAGGTACTTGGCCGTGAAGTAGACGAAGGCGCGAAGAGTCACTACCTTAAGCAGATTGACGCCGGGTGGAATTGGCAACAGATCGAAGCTGACTTGGCCGACTCACAAGAGGGCCGCATTGTACGCCAGCGCCGAGACGAAGAGGCAGAGGCAGGCCGTAAGGCTATCCAGAGCCAGATAGATGAGATTAACCGCATCTACCAGCGCGTATTAGGCCGTGAGGCGGACGAGGAAGGCTTAAAGCACTACCGAGGGCAGATTGCCCAAGGTTGGGACTACGGCGCAATTGAGCGCGATTTGCTGGCCTCTGAGGAGTACCGACAGCGCCAGGAAGCCGTGACCCGAGCAGCTCACGAGGCAGAAGCCCGTGCGAAGGCCGAGGCTGAGGCCAAAGCAGCAGAAGAGGCTAAGGCCGCAGAAGCTGAGCGCCAAAACCGTGCTGCTATTCCTGAACCTGAAACGCCAGAGACTCCAGCCGAGCCAGAGGTTAAAGAGGACGACAAGGTAGAGGAGAACCGCAAGCTGCTTGTATCTATCCATGGTATGGTGCAATGGCTTGTAAAAGCTATCCAGTCTATTTTCCATATCAAGTAGTTGTGTATATCACACTGCCATTGGTAAAATAGAGGTACGACGTTTGAGTTATTCGCCCCCCTATGGGTACGTCGCAGCCCTGGTTGTCTCGTCCTTTCTCCAACCAGGCAACATGCCCCGCCGTTTTGTTGTGTTTCCGGCGGGGCTTTCTATTGATTTGAAATAATCGTGTGTTATAATTGAGCTAGTGGAGGGTTTCGGCCTTCCAAGTACCTTGGTTTCCACAACCACTTTACCCTCTTTTCAACCCCTGCTGATGTAGAAGACAGCAGGGGTTTCCCATTTCTAGCCTCTGATAACGGTAAAGTGCTCTTCTGTGTCCACGTATACCGTAGCTTTATTTATGTGGTGCTCGTCCATTTCAGCTTCTATCTGCTTGGCGGCGTCGCTATAGTCGTATATGTCGACAATCTCGCCCTCTGACCTGAAATAAAGCACGCCGTCTTTATCCTCTACGTGCGCATAGTGCATAAAGCGTGACGTATATAGCACGCCATAACGTATTTGTTCTTTGATAGTCAAAGCTATATGTCCTTTCTGTTTACCTTTATGTCTCTATACTACGCTAGCGTCGTGCATAATGCAATAGAAAAAGCCGACAATATTGCCGGCTTTGTTCATTACCTGTGGATAACTACAGATATGCTTTTACAAGCAGGTATGTAGCAATGGCTATGATGATAACGCCAATAGCGTTACCTATGGCCTCGCCCTTTGACTCTGCTTTTAGAATTTTGAATGTATAGGTTATACCTGTGATAATAGTACAGATGAGGTAAAACCACACAAACAGCTTTACAAAATCGATCGTGATAGTCATTATATTTTCTCCGAGTAGTTACCATGATATGATGCTTTTTTGTTTGTGTAGCCAAGCGCCGCAAGGACGTGCCGGCCAAGATAATGCAAGTACCGCACAGCGCCATCTGAAGCCTCTTGGCTCGTCGTATAAGGCCGTGTGGAGTGTGAAAGCTCCAGCGAGCCATCATATACCACCCAGCCCCATTTGCCGTCTTTAAACTGCTTTATTTGGACATTTACGTTACTTTTTGGGGATGGAAGGGGTTCAGTATACATACTTAATACCCGCTTTGCCATATCCGCACATTGTCTGCTGTCTACCATTACTAAAACTCCGGTATGTTATCAAAATCAACTGGCGCGTCAAATTCATCTGGCGTCGGCTGTTCTGGTTTTTTATCGATTGATGCTAGCAGCTGGTCGAGTGTGGCATTGTTAATACGATTCTCCACCTCTTTGAGCTTAACCACTGTAATCTTATTAGGATCAAGCACAGCGCCCTTGCCGCCAATAGCAGCGCCCAAGATAGCTTTGCGATCCTCACCGTTTGTAACGCCCTTATTTGCGAGTAGCTTACTTACCGCTGTAATCTGGCGCACGCTAGCCATCGCTGGCTTTTGTGGCGCTTGCTGATTTGCCGCAACCTCTGGCGTCTGGCTGTCCGGGTCTTCGTCGCCCTTACTGCTGATATTAAACTGGCGCATCAAGTAGTACTTAACTGCTGCCGTAGCCGCTTTATTTGTAGCCTTGTCGCCGTAGTCGGCCGCCTCACCCTGCCACTTAACGACAAAGCGATCGTCTGGCTTGTCGGCATTTACCACTGTAAATTCAAAGTGACATACAGTACTCACGCCAGAGCTGCCCCGGCTAGTCGTGATGGCGCTACGCTCCTGCTCAACCATGCTTGGAATGAGTACGACACCATACTTGCTGAAAAGCTCGCGGAACTTACCAGCGATGGTTTCGTACTCGATATATTTATACTTTTGTTGTTGGTTGTTACCATCTTTGGCAATAACTCCAATCTCGCCAGTTATCTTGGCAAGCTTTTGGTAAAGGTTTAGCTGTTGTGTTTCAGCCATATCTTGTCCTTTCGTTTTATATTACGTTTCTATTGTATATCAACGTCGTGCATAAGTCAAGCAAAATGGCTGGTTTTATTCAGCCATTTGCTCGATCCATTCCGGCAGCGGCTCATCCTTGTGCCACCGCTTCCATGCCGCAATCGTCGCCTTTTTTGTGTTCATTTTGTAACGTTTTTGTGATTGTTTTGATTTTTCTGCTATCTTTTTGTAGTAGTTAGGGTCGCTATCTAGCAGCTTTTTGGCTCGCTTCTGCCCTGGTGTCATTAAAATACCTCTTTGTTATTGTTAGTGTCTATTTTGTAGTTTTCAAATACCATCTCATACTCTTGTACCAGCTCAAACCGGTGCTTGGTATGTATACCCCCAGATAGATATTTATCAACGATTCCTGCCGCCTCATCGTAGCCGCAAGCAAACGTAGCGTAGTAACCGCGCTTTAGTAGTTCCAGCAACATAGCCGCCTGCTCTTCGTAGTGCCTGTTCGCCCAGTCACCAGCCTTACGCACCTTGTAATCGCCCTCTCGCACCTTGCTGCCGCTCCTACGGGCGTACAAATGCACATCCTCGCGCTTTAGCTCGATGAGAAGGCCGTGCAAGCCATTTACCGGCTCGAGTATCGTTAAGTCTGGATAACCTCGCCCACTCTGTAACCGTTTGTTCTGTGCGGACTGGCCTATAGTCATCTTAAGGCCGGCCGCATAGTCTGTGTGAAAAACCACAAACGGCCACTTAATCTTGATGTGATCCGCTACCCGTGCGTGTATGCTTGCCTCTGCTTTTGCGCTTTTTGGCCTTCTCTGCATAGCTCTCCATTTCTTCTAGAATATATCTAGGCTTAAGGTTACTTGGTAGTTTTTTCCAGTTCAGCGACTGTTTGATGCGTTTCTTGAACAGTCGTAGATGCATTACAGTTTCTCTAGTTTAAACACGCTCGTGTAGTTCTCTACATACTTTGCGTCGTTTAGCTCTTGAATATCCTCGTCGCTTAATACGCCCGACTCTTTAAGCTCTTTTACGAGCTTGTCCGCCGCCTTCACATCAACCACACTGATAGAGTCCATAGCGTCCTCGTCCAGATATTTTTTAAGTGTTGGCTTGTGGTAGACATACTTGCTGGCCCGGCTAGAAAACTTAAAAACGTAACCGTTGCCGGCGTCCAGCTCTTCATCGTCTCCCATCCGCACTAACATATCTTGCTTGATGTGTTGCTTCATCCGCCGCGCCATCGCTTCCATCTGCGTAAGATACTCGTAGGCGATAGCGGCAGACTCTGGCGTGCTAGCGTCTAGTTCGCACAGCTCGCCAGTAGCTTTGTTCACGTCTTGGATCATTTATAGCCTCCCCAATTCGTCTAATATTTTATCTTTGAACATTTCGACGGCTGCGCACACGAGTGTAATACTGTCATCATCAATACCATCCTCTAGAAACGCTCCAACGTTTTGCGAAAGATCATCTAAATCAATCTTGGCATTTTCGACTAGCTCTTGCACTTTGTATTTAGTTAGTAGCATTTGTCATTTCCTTTGGTGTTGTATTAAGTTTGATATATTCGATCCAATTATTTACCATCTCTTTATGACGTTTTGGTGTTTGGATTTTAATTTGATAGTAGGTTGGGTCGCCAAACTCATAACAATCGTTGCACGTTTCCCATGTGTCATCGTCAATCTTTGACCACTCATCTATATCAAAATAAGCAAACTCATCTAGCGCCGCGTGCGCCTCTTCAAATGTCGGCTTTTTGTTGAATGAAATGACCTTGTCTACTCTTGGTATCTCATTATCATACTCACTAAACTTACTCAGCGACGATACAATATATTTACTCATACATCGCCACCTTCGTTGCTAAGATACCCATACGCTCGCGTGGTGTTAGCCCACCTCGCATACCGTACTCTACATCGCCAGTCATGAGCGCATCTGCTAGACACTCACCTTTTACTGGACACTCCGCACAAATCTTACGTGCATCATTGTAGTTGTTGTACCCGTTGTACTCATCAGCGTACGCTTTGTTAGCTGGGAAGAAAGCTTCCGGGTCTGTTTGTGCGCATAGTGCGCTATCTCGCCATTTCTCCATTGTTCTTTACCTTTCTACCATTTCTCTACCGATTAGTGTAGTTGTCATTATTAAACTATTTACAACCACAACTATCGCAATACTCTGGATTTTATCACTAATGCTAAATATTTTACATATAATTATAACCACAACTGCCGATGAGCCCATAGCGACTAGAGACAGAATAAATACTACAAGAAATAACAAAATGAGTGCTGTAGTTTCTTTTCTTCTATGACTCATCATCGCAACCTGCCAACCATAAATATTTTTAAGTCGTCAATAATTGCCGGCTCACCAGCATCTGGATCAACACCATTGCTAAAGGCTTCGTTTAAATTCTTTATGAGCCATTCCCTGGTAAGCTCCATAATCTCGTCTGCCTTCATACCGTTATTAGTCGACTTGTCGAGAACTTCGAGTATTTGCTGTTTCACTCCCACTCTCCCATCTTCTCGCCATAATCAATTGTTAAGTCTATAGCCTTTTCAATGTCTGTGATTGCTTCAGCTAGTTGCTTTCGGTAGTACTGCGGCCGTGCAAGCTCTTTAATAAGCCAATCTTGCACCTCGCCAAGCAGCGCTACTGCCTGGTCTACGGTCTTGACGCTGTCGTCACCGTCATTGCCTTTTAGGTCTTCAAGCACTTTTGATCCTTTCTACGTTGGTTATTCGGTACGAGAAAATCATACCTTTTTGTTGTTCAAGCTTTTTGAGCGCCTCGCGAGCGCCTTCCGCTTCAGTCACAAACTCTCGTGGCTTTTCGCGTTGGCGCTGGCGAAACATGATTGTGTATTTGTACATTACATTTTCACTTGCTTGGTGATGGCGGTACGTACGCCGCGTGTGTATGCTTTAGCCTGCACGCTATCGAGTCGGCGGTTGATAGCATCCACGATAGCCTCACGGTCGCTAATCTCTGCAAGCATCTGATCTTTGTAGGCTTGTAGCTCCTCTTCAGGTAGGCCGTCCACAACCTCTTGCATTTCAAACATTGCTGGCTGGACAGGCTCAGCCTCTGGCGTCTGCCAGTCGTGAGGCTCTACTGTGTTACCTTTGAATGTGTCACGTGGTAATGCTAGTTGGTCTACCATCATGTCATTACCTTGGCCAATGTGTTTCTTGTATTCTACCATTGCTTCCTCGCTTTCGTGTTTACAGTGTCCGCGCAAGTGATCACTTAGTGTGTCGAACTGCGCCCATTTGTCGTTAGTTTCTTGGTTTAGGTTTGGTGTGTTGTAGTTCATTTATTCCCCTTTATGTTTCTTTGTTTCAAGCTCTTCGACTGCCAGAGAAAGCATATTTCGCGCTTTATCGATATTGTTGATAGCATCCGAAACATATTCGTTGGCACTATCGCCGTGTAGCTTATCATCTATAAGCTCCAGCGCTTCTGCCATGTAGTATAGCTGCTCTCTGTATACCTTGAGCTTTATCCTAATCTTTGCCTTATTTGCTCTGTTTGATGCCACGGTTAATCTCCAAAGCCCGCTCGTGTACCTTGCGCTTGTGCTCTTCCTTATCAAGCCGCATAGCTTCCTTGATAGCGTCCAGTTCAATCTGCGCCTTTTCCTTGGCGTCCCGTCGCTTCTCGCGCCAAGCTGCGTACTTTGGGTTGCGCTTTGCGATATAGTCTGAAATTGTCAAACAGATGTACGTAACAACAAACAGCACTGCCAATAGAAGTACTATTGGTGAGGCCAGCAGCGGCAAAAAGAGTATTACTAAGATAATAATCAGAAATGGCATATTATCGTACCACCTTCCGTGCTAGCTTGTCGTTTACGTCGCACTCACAGAATAGCCAGACGTTAAATGATGCGGCTGCAATAAAGAACACAGCCAAAATATTAAATTGTAAGATTGCCATGTAGGCCAGCGTAAGTGACGCTGCACACCCGACTACAGCGGCAATTTTGCCGATAGTCGCAATTACTTTAGTTTCCATAATTACTTTATCCTTTCTTTTAAAAGTTGTTTTTAAACCTGATTGTTAAGTTGCAAAGTTCGTCTTGCTCTCGCCCCGTTTGCTTATGTACTTATAATAGCGCAACGTCGTGCATAATGCAATAGAAAATACCGACTTTTTGCCGGTATTTTTCTATAGGCTGTGGATAACTTTTAGCCTTGGATCAGACGCATCTTTTTACCTCTGATAGTGTTGCCCACCTTCTCCTCTTCCTCTGCGCCTTGCACAAAGACACGGACGTAATCCACCTTCATCTCTTGGGGTAGCATCTCCGCTAGGCCGGCGATCCAAGGCCCGCGAAATTCTAGGCCGACGTGCGGCTGCCATTCAACAGCATCAAACGGTTTAGCGCCTACCATGACTTGACCATTGATAGTCTCGCCTGCTATGACCTTTTCCAGAACAACCTCACCGTCGTAGATAAACTTTATGCGATCCTCTTCAATTGAGAAGGCATACGTGTGAAAGCTGTCCACACCAATAATTTGCTTTTTAAATGTGCCAGTAATAAAGCTACCGCGATCTGTACCGCCACAAACATACTCACAAGCAATAAAACTACCATCATCTTGCGGCGATGAGGTTACTGTAACCTCCATACGCTTTAGCCAACTGTCATACTCTTTTGGAATTGTCGGCACAAGTTTGAATGTCGAGGACATCCACCTAGATTTGGTCGGCAGCGCCATGCGCGCTTCAAAGTACAGGACTCCCGAAAACTTTTTGACGCTTTGGATAGCGGCAGAGAAAAAATCGTATGCCGTGCCGTTTATTACCTTACCGGCTTCTCTCGTAGCCTTAAACACAACAGAACCATCTTCTATGCGCCCGTTAGTGTTAAAGTCCATATATGACTTGCGCTGCGTTACAATCTCGCCGCCTTCAATCGTTCGCCATTTTGATCTGTCTAATGTTGATGTTTTAAATTCATCATTGAATACGGGAGTGTACCCGTTCGTTTTCCAGTCAAAAGCTCCGTCTGGTATGTCCATTTCGTTACTTCCCTTATTAAACTCTAAAATTATTAAATAATACCATACTCATATAATAACCGAACCAATACAAAACAGCCACCCTCGCATAGTGGCTGTTTCGTTGTTTGTTCGGCTATCTACTTACCGAGCGACTCGTACACCTGCTTGGCGTACACTGCACGGTTACCCTCTAGCCCGTAGCGCTCCCACTGCTTAAATCCTAGCAAGATACCTTGTGGTGTCTCATTAGGATCACGCAAGCGAGCTGCTAGGCTTTGATACCCGCCCTTCGCGGCGTCCCGTGGCATTTCTACGTTTACAGCCCATATGAGCTGCTCACGCAAGCCACAAGGCATGTCTACGCGCCTACCAGGATGCCATTGCGCCAACCCGTCTGCTACTCCGCCGTCTCCTCGTACGCCGCATGGCGTTACATAGCTTTCGGCGATAAAGTTACCGACAAGGTAGGCCGCACCCATCTTGGTGAGTCCTAGCTCGCGTAAGATAGCCAGTGTCTCATTAATACGAGCCACTGATACCTTGGCGTGAGGCGAAGTGGATACTGTCCACGCTTTCGCTTCTGCTTCCGCGGCTAGCTTGGCTTGTAGTTGTGCTTCCTCTTTGGCTCGATTTTCTGCGTCAATCTTGGCTTTAGCCTCGATTTGTTGGCGCGTCTCCACTCCAAGCTTTTCTAGCCGCTTGGCTATCTGACCTTGCTGCTCTTTGCTTTCCGGCGTTGCTTCGTACTTTGTTGAGGCTGCCGATTTGTTAATGTGAGGTACTGCCATTAAGGCTAATAGTATTGCTATGATTCCGGTTAAAGCTTTCAAGCTGTCCGTCATCCTTTCCCACCTATAATTATTGTTCATAAGGCACTAGGTGATTATTTTTGTGCCTTCCATAGCATAGCAGCTGTTTGAAATGCTGCAACAGCGCCCAAGAATGTAGCGGCGTATACCATGAATTTAGGAACTGGCACAAACCATACTGCGATTCCAAGTGCGAGGCGGGCTACCAAGTCAAGGATGGTAAGGCCCTTTGCGAATGGTTTTGTAACCTTATTAATAATATTTGTGTTTGTTGTGTTAGTGTTTTTAGCCATTGATTTTGTCCTTTCTTTTAATCTTTAGCTGGTCTTATAGTAGCATGCACGACGTTGAGAGTCAATAAGTTTTTTGAAAAAAGTCTACATTTTTTAACTTCGCTTTTTATACTATAGGGTAAATCTGGGGACACTATAGGGTAAATCTGGGGACACTTAGGGTAATTGCGGGGACACTATAGGGTAAATTGGGGGCCCATAAGCATAGAGCACATAAAGCATCATTACAAGCATCTGCGCCACATTTTTTTGGCGTGTCACAAAACACCCTTATTACGCTCCCTGCGCGGGAGCGTGCCAGCAAGCTGGCGGTGTGTTAAAAAGAACAAAAAAGTTGTTGACTTATTTTGTTTAGTGCGCTATACTTAAGACAGCTTGATAGATTAGATAGAACGGGAACGTAAACCGCTTACCGCCTATCAAGCAAAGTTCTATCTCGGTAGGCGGTTTTCGTTTTCAGAAAGGAAAACCAAACATGTACGAACAGGACATACCAGAAGAAAAGATGTTTTACCGTAACGGCTACCGACCTATGATTGGCGCAGAACTAGCTGAGGGTAGACGATGCAACGATACAATTGCGAACCTATATTGCTTAATCGAGTATTTAGCTCGTAAAAAGGGTTACGCACACCCGACCAATGAGCAGCTGGCTGACTGGCAGGAGTGTAGCATCAAGACGATCAAAAACCATTTACGCCTACTTAAGATGGCGGGCTGGATTAGGGTAGACCTTTACGGCGATGGTGTTGTAAAGAAACGCAAGGGTATTTACCCGTTGCTAGAGGTAGACAGAGAGGCGAGACAAGTGCGCCTGCCAGATGGCACACCACTTAAGCCTATTAAGCGGCAGTATATCCGCAAAACAGAAGAGAAGCAGACAGAAGAGAACGCCTACGACTACGACGATGTAGAGTACAGCGAACCGACCGCCGAAGAGCGAGAGTACGACGGAGAGCTTGACGGTGACAAAGAGACTACTAGCTTTGCTAAAGAGTACAGAGAGCAGCAAAAGACTAAAACCCGTGACGAGGCTTTTATGGGCCAAGACGAAAACACACAATGGGCATTTATTGCTACTTTGCGTAAAAAGGGTGATTATGAAAGTGCCAAAAGGTATGAAGACATGATGACTGGTGGCAAAACTACAGTCGTTGAAGATGAAGAGCCAGAGAAAGAAAGCAATGAAAGCCAAGTAGCCACCATACCCGAAGCACCACGCGAGCTTACCACAGCCGAACAGTGCGCACTACAAACAAAGAACATTGAAGCTGATAACTACGACCGCCGCGGTAATATCATAGACGGTAATTTGTACCATAAACTAGAAATGGAGGTAATCGCTGAATCAGACGCACGAAAAGCCGAAGAGGAGGCAGAGAAGCAGCAGAATATACAAGCACAACAACTACCCGCTAGCACGTCGGCGCAAACCAGCGCTGTGGCAACTGTGCAACAGAATGTGCCAGCATCAGTAGCAGACAGTCCGCTTGCTACGCCACGCACAAGCGACCGCAAGGGCTATGATCCAGTGTTAAAAGCCTTCTACGACGCAGCCAAGGCGCTTGGCATCTCCATTAAGAACAATGCAACAGCACAAAAACACGTAAAGCGCCTAGAGGACGTACGAGGCGACGACTGGTGTATCAAGTACTTTGACTTTCTACGCATCAATTACCAGTCATGGAGCTACCAGTACAAGCCGGAGATTGGCAATGAACTAGATATGATCCACAAAGCTAAAGCTATCGAGAATGGTATGCGCCGTATGAGAGAAGAACAACAACGTAAGTATAAGGTATACTAAAAGAGAAGGGAGAAAACACAATGCCATACACACTTACAACCTACGAAGGTGAAAAATTTGAGCTGATGGAGCAGTCACCTGACAAAATCCGTCAACTAGCAGCAGATGCGGGGATGGTAGCCATCCAAGACGCAAAAGGACAGGTGCACTACCTAGGCAAAGGACGGCTGGCAAGTATCGACTACACAAAGCCAGAAGGGCCAGTAGTCCGTCCTGAGCAACGCCTCGCTATGGGTGACCAGAAGGACAACCGCAGCGAAGGGCCAGAAGCTGAAGCCAACAGGGCTTGGCGCAAGGAATGTGGCCACGACTACAAGCGCATGGCTAATAAGCAAGAGCGTGATGCTTTCATCAAAAAGTGGATCGAGGAGAACACCCAACAATAAAAGTTGGGTTTTTCTTTAAAAAAGTGTTGACTTTCTAACGTCGAGCATATATACTGAAACTATCAACAACTTAAGGCGAAAGGACAAAAGCCAAATGAGTATCATTAACACAATCAAAAACTTTATCAGCAAGCGCAAGCAAGAGCAGCAAGAGTGGGACGATGTAGACCAGATGCTGAACGAAGCACTAGTAGATAGCTACCTGGAGAAAATGTAACATGTCGGGCCAAACTGAAACAACAGTAAAAGCAATCCTTGAAGCACGCGACAACAACGGTACATGCAAGCACTGTGGCCGCAAGATCCAGCTTTACAAGTACAAGATCACGCCAGCTATGGTTTACATGCTGAAAGATATGGGGTGCATTACAGCCCGCCAAGTGGCAGAACACCAAAGCAATCCACGCCACGTCGACTCTGGCGAGATTTACCGGCCATTTTCTGTACGCACACAAATGACCAAGCTACGTCTCCACGGGCTCGTAGCAAAGGTAAAGGACGCAAAAGGTAAACATATCCCACGCACCTGGATTGTCACCAAGAAAGGCTGGAAGTTCCTCGCCGGCAAACCAGTGCAGGCACGCGTAACAGTCTACAACAACACTGTGCTTGGCCACTCTGGTGGGCTGTGTGTGATTGATCAGATTGCCGGAGCGTCTGGCGATTACATTGTCGAGCCTATTACTGAGGACGAGAGCAAGCAGCTAACAGCCACAAAAGGCCAAGCTGCTAAAGATAAAGCCAAAGAACTAGGTTTGTGCTAATATACAGGTAAGGGCCGTGCAGCTTGTCCCACGCGGCCCTTATCATTTTAGAAAGGATACCATGAAGATCGAGCACATCAACATAAACCAGCTAAAGTTTGACGAGAGAAACCCCCGCATTATCGATAAGGATGAATTTGCGGGGCTTGTGTCGTCTATAAAGACGTTTGGACTCGTCGACCCTGTGATTATCAATCATGACAACACAATCATTGGCGGCCATCAACGCACACGAGCCGCCCAAGCCGCCGGCCTTACTGAAGTGCCTTGTATCCGCCTTAATCTGGACGAGCACGACAAGATCAAGTTAAACGTCTTACTTAACAGCCAAGCCATTAGCGGCCGTTATGACGAGCTGAAGCTAGAAGAGATTCTAGACGAGCTAAAGCTAGACCAAGATTACCTGGAGTTACGGCTAGATAAGCTAGAGATTAAAGACCTAGACACCGAGCGGCTTATTTCGCCAAGTGGCACGAAGCTAATGCCCGAGTCTGTGATAGACGGGCGCAAGCTAGACTGGATCAAAAGCGATGAACAATGGGCGGAGTCGGGAGTAGACACCGGAGAACGTAGCCCCACGCTGTACCAGACGCTGTATGAGTGGTTTTGTCCGCAAGGTGGCCTCATTATGCATCTTAACCCAACAAACGGCGCACCAGGCCTCGTAGCGGCCAAAAACGGCTACAACTTTATTGGCTTGCAAGCGAACGATGCGGACTTAGAAGCTGAAGCAGCCGAGATACTCACGCCAGACGATGGCGGGCTAGCCTACGTGAACAGCGACATTACCGGCTACTTTATCGATCACCCCGACAAAACCGTAGACTTGGTATTATACGACATAAACACAGAAGATAAGCATAGCGACCTGCTACTATCTGACCTAGCAAAAAAGATGAAACCCAACCGTTTTATTATCGCCATTGGTAACTATGAGCGTGCGGACGTGAAGAACGGCGGCGCTATCAACGACGTGCCATACCTCACTAAGAAATATATTGACGACTACAACGGCCAAGTTGACCTGTACAACCATATCATCTTTATCGAGAACACAGACACGAGCAAATACGCAGCTAAGAATTTCAACAACGTACGCAAAGTGGCCCGCATCCATACAGACGTAATGGTATACACTAACGGCGATCCAGACAAAGCGATCGACGACTTTGCCGTTATCGACTTTTCCACAGACGAAAAGTAAAAAATCTTTGTAATTTCTATTGTTTTTCGTCGTGCATTTGCTATAATAAGAGTAGATAAGTAAGACGAAAGGATACTAAACAGGACGAGAAAGAACTATTACACATAACACAACTAAACTTGAACATTAAAAATTAGGAGTAAAGACCATATGGCCAATTTACAAAACCGTATCGAAGACCGCAATAAGGTAATGCGTGCAGCTATGATGTACATGGCGTGCGAAGCAGCTCGCACTATCTTGCTTGAGCAAATAAACAACAAAAACAGCAAGGTTGATTTGACCGCAGAAGACATTGTAGACCTTGCCATTATGCAAAACCGTGCGACTTGGGCGCTTGAAGCCTCTCACGTCATTGATGACATTAAGGCGGACTTGAGGAAGCGCAAGAAAATCCAAAAGCTCGCACTTGAACAACAATAGTAACCAAAGGGGGTAAAGTGGAAATAGACCCAAAGATGCGTGCCCTCATGCTGATCGTAGCAGACACTGTGATTGAAGGCTTTGGCAAAGACAAGAACGACTTGCCAGAAGTAACCAACGCAGAAGAACTATTTGAACAGCTGATGGCGTACACAGCAGCGCATGGACGCGAGGCAGTAGCCCGTGTGCGGCGCGACATTGAACAAATAAGAAAGGGGGCAAAGGATGGCAACTAATAGCCAAGTGCTAGACATTCGCGACGGCCTCGTAAAGTCGGGGCTTGAGATTACAGACGCCGAGCAGCTCATCAAGGCTTATGGCGCACCATTCACTGAAGTTGGCGAGATTCTCGCTACTTACAAAGACATTGTGGTAACTGACGTATCACAAAAAGAGGAGATGCAGAAAGCTCGCAAGATGCGGCTTGCACTCCGCGGCCAGCGTGTGAAGATCAAAAAGACACACGACTTTCTAAAGGCAGACGTGTTGAAGCAGTCAAAGGCAATCGACTTTGTAAACCGTGAAGCGGCAAAGATTATCGGTGAAGCTGAGAAGTATCTCGAAGACCAAGAGAAGTTCGCCGAAAACCTCTTGAAGAAACAGCAAGAGGAGAAGCTGGCAGCTCGACGCGCCAAGCTGATGATGTACACAGACGACATTAGTTTGTATGAGCCAACACTCACGAGCTTGAGTGATGAAAAGTTTGAGCAACTACTCGCGCAGCTTAAGCAGGCCAACGAAGACGCCAAAGCAGCAGCAGAGGCTGAAGAGGCCAAGCGTAAGGCAGAAGCTGAGCGCGCAGCCAAGGCTGAGGCGGAAGCAGCAGAAGCCAGGCGCAAGCAAGCAGAGGCGGAAGCAGAGGCGGCAAAACTCCGAGCCGAAAAGGAAGCAGAGGAACGCGCCAAGGCTGAGGCAGAAGCTAAAGCGGCCGAGGAAGCTCGCAAGGCAGCAGCAGCGCCAGATAAAGAAAAGGTGATGGCTGCTATCGACGCAATCCAGTTTAAGGTGGAAGGCCTTACAGACCTACGCGCCATGGAGTTTGCCGAGAAGATCGCGCAGCATCTCGAAACAGTCAAAACCAACTATAAGATTAAGGCAGGTAATCTATGACAATAAAAGAGTTTAAGGCGGCACTAAAAAGCCTAGGGTATGACGTAGAGTACGGAGTAAATTCGTATTATGTAGTGCGCGGCAATGATACCTTTGCAAAAATTTCTAGAAGGTATGAGCGTACTATTGATACATACCATTCGCCAATTAGTAACCTTAATGATAAAGACGGCACAGCATTACTGGCGGTAGTCTTTGAGTTTGCTAGTACGCAGATAAGCGAGCGCGAAGACAACGACTACCGAGTATATACTATGTGTGAGGAGAGCGAGTTTGTAGGCCACAAGCTTTACGTTGCAGGATATGGCGAAAATGGCGAAAAGCTGGCGCTTGACACTGACATTTCGGCGTCGGTTTGGTTCTCACGCGAGAAGGCACAAACGGTTGCAGAACACGTTTGCAAGATTGTCGGTAGCAAGTTCGAGCTTGAGAAAGTAGAGCGATGACGATTAGCGAACTTGAACAGCAATTAGCTGACATGGGGTTTAAGCTTTCTGTTAGTGACAATTACTATTACTATGTAGAAGATCCTGATGATTGCCGCTATGACCATCGCTATGCGTACATAAGTAAGAATTGTAGGTTTGCAGTCGATACCGACACTGATTGGTTTAAGGCACTAGAAGCCAAGAAACGTAAGCGTCTGTTTAAACTCCTCACAGAGTTTGCCGCCACACCTCTCGATAAGCGACAGAACACAAAGTACTACGTGAGTGTTGAGTATCAAGGCTACTTTGGCAAAAATCGTACCTTCTGGGTATCTGAGTACAACTCATTCGCAGAAGACTACGAGCTATCGACAAAGTATCAAGACGCTGCCAAGCTTGAAGAGGAAGTAGCCGACAAGATCATCGGGATGCTGCCGCCAATAGCAGCGATTAAGAAAACAAAAGTAGCCGTAGAATAGAAAGGAATACCAACATGGCAAAAGGTTTTAGCAAAGCAGTCGTCATGGGCAACCTAGTCCGCGACCCTGAAACAAAACAAACAAACAGCGGGCACAGCGTAACCAGCTTTACGCTCGCAGTAAACGGTCGTAACGACGACGTTGCGTACATTGACTGTACAGCCTGGAATAAAGGCGGCGAGACCATCGCGCAGTATCTCCATAAGGGCGACCCGCTGCTCGTCTCTGGCCGGCTTAACCAGAGCCGCTGGCAAGATAAGGACGGTAACAATCGTAGCAAGATCGATGTGGTTGTAGATGAGTTTGCTCTCATCGGTGGCAAAAACAATAGCGATGGCAGTAGCACCCAAACAGCGCCACAGGCTAACTACAATGAGCCAGCACCCGTATCCGACATTAACATTGCAGACATTCCATTTTAACAAACAGGTAAAACAAACATGGAATACGAAACTGTAGAGATAAAATACCGCGACGAAGAGACAAAGGGCATCGGTATACCAGCTGGCGTGTGGGTAGCGCGCCGGCTGAGTAACGGCGAGGTATTTAGCTACGGCACACTCGAAGGCTTAAAACAAAAGGCGGTTGCACGACGTTACAACTACATCGTCTACCGCAAAGACAATAAGCTAGGTGGGTATATCGCAGACGAAGTATTTGACTGTACAAAAGGGGTACTTGGCAAGGACTGGCACAAGGTGTAGAATATTTGGTAGCTGTGTGTGGGCGCAGCTGCCAGATTCCTCCTTTATGGTGAGACGCAGCAATTGTTGCGTCTCTTTCTTTTGGTGTATAATGTAGCCATGGCAACAACGAAGAAACGCGGCCTAGATGCAAAAAGCGACACTGAGACGAAAGTGCCGCCAGTTAAGCATCTAGATATAACAAAGAACAACAGAAACGACTCCGAGATAACGGACATGCGGCTTGAGATGGTGCTCACGCAGATGTTGAACGGTGCACGCACATCAATCATCAAGCAGACAATCAAGCAGCAATGGGGTATTGGCGAGCGACAAGCACAAAAGTACATTGCAGCTGCCAAAAAGCGTATCAAAGCCTCATACGAGGAGCAAATACCAGACTTTGTGGAGACGCAGCTTGAAAAGATAAACCACGTCTATTACGAGTCTATGAAAAACGGAGAAAGGGCAAACGCACTAGCAGCGCTAAAGCAAGCCGCGCAGCTTGTGGGGGCTGAAGCACCGACCAAGTCGGAAACAACAGTTAAAATATCTGGTGCGATTAAGGGCATGAGCGATGACGAGCTTACAAGGATCATCCAGGGAGTTGCTGGAACTGAAAGCAGCAGCAGCGATGGAGCTAATAGAGCGCAGAGCAGTTAATGACTTTAACTACTTTGTAAACCATGTATTTGCCCTCTCATTCCAAGATGAGTTTGTGAGTGGGCAGTACGTTGCTGACGTATGTGCTCACATGGACAAACATCCGTACGCTATGTATATCACAGGCCGTGGCCACTTTAAGAGCACACGCCTGTACGCTCGTCTCATGTGGCACTTATTGCGCTTTAAGAGAGAGAAGCGACGTAGTCCGGTAGAGGGTTGGTACTTTAGCTATAACAGCGAGCTAGCAGCCTATCACTTATCAAAGGTGCGTAGCCTCGTAGCGATCAACCCATTTTATTCGGAGCTGACTAACTACAAGAGCCAAACAGACTCTGTGCTTGGCTTTGCTAAAGTAGGCCCAAACCAAACACTCGACAAAGCGCCAAAGTTTCTCGTAAAGCCAGCCGGCCTCCTCGCCTTTAAACGCGGTATCCACGCTAACCTTATTTACGTAGACGACCCACTAAAAGACCCAGAGAATAAGCTGAAGCCTACCGTCATTCGTAAGATCAACCGTATTGTCTCTACAGAGCTACTGCCTATGGTAAACAAAGGCGGTGAGTGTTACGTTGTAGGCACACCGCAGACCAACGACGACTTTTTCTTTGATAAGGGATTAAGCACACTATTTGCCCAATGGTTTACGCCTGCTATCCTAGACTGGAAAGCAGAGAAAGTGCTATGGCCAGACTTTTATACGTTTGATGACCTTATGAAGATTAGAGCCGCACAGGGCGACAAAACATTTAACCAGGAGTATATGGCGCAGCCTGTATATAACGAAGACAGCTATATCAACCGTGAAGCCCTAGAGAGCGTAAGCACCGAGCTATGCTGGAAGAAAAAGGATTGGAGTAAGGTACTAGCTGACGCCGTAGTTGTAGGTGGCTTTGACATTGGCAAGAAACGCCACCCAAGCCATCTAGCACTATTCATCAAAAAGTACAGCGAGACAGAAGACGGCGACGAGATAATAAGCTACCGCCAAATATACTCATTCTGGATGGACGGCTGGCAATACGAGAAGCAGTACAAAGAGTTAAACCAGATATGCGAACTATTCAACGTCTCTAAACTGTACTATGATAATACTAGGGCTGAATTTGAGGGATTTGCTGAGCAGGGATTACTAAACCCTGTTATGGAGCCGGTAACATTAAACGCCAAAAACCAAACCAAGATGGCCGCCAACCTAGACATGCTCATAACGAACAACCGTATTAATCTGATCAATGAGCAAAGGCAGACGAGCCAACTCCTCATGGTAGACAACGCATTGCAAGCGCTTGAGTCTCCAGAGGGACATGGTGACTCATTCTGGAGTATCTGTATGGGTATCTCTAATGAGGATGAGGGCGATATTTGGATTCGCTATTAACAATAATAGGATGATAAGCTAATGACCAATAACAAAGGATTATTGCAGAGGGTGTACGACGCAGTACTAAACCGGCAAGAGAAGCCGGCGGAATCACGCGCCAACTACCTGAGCGATGACGGCGGAGTATATTCGTACAACGCTGGTATGCCGTCATTCCAAGGCGGCAAGATAAAAGAATACAAAGACAAAGCAAGCCAAGTCACAGCCAACAAAGGCTGGGTTTTTGCTGCTAACGACTTTATCGCTGAAGCTTTCAGTGGTGTTGAGTTTCAGCTAGTAAAGACAGATAGGAACGGCAACCGTAACACGATTACCGAGCACCCTATACTCTCTTTGCTACAAAGCCCAACAGACAGCCAGCATGGTATGCAGATGCTATACCTACACGCTAGCTACCTAAACATCAACGGTGAGAGCTACATTGTGCCTACAGGCGAAAACACAGAGATGCGAGGCTTACCAGCAGCGCTTACTGTGTTGCCTGCTCATCTCGTAGAGTACAAGATAAACAAAGACACCGGCGACGAGATTATGCGCTATGGTGATTATTACTGGATGAACACAGACACAGAGCGACAGTTTTACCGTGACTACCGGCCTAACCCGGCTAGCCCGCGTAATGGTATGTCTGTTATCCAGGCAGCAGCTGGCGCAGTAGACACTGACGATAAGGCTGTAGACTACAACCAGCGCTTTTTTGCTAACAGCGCACGACCTAGTATGATCATTGAGTCTGAAAAGCAGATGACAGACGTTGCATTTAGGCGGCTAAAGCAGCAGCTTATCGAGTTTTACAGTGGTGGGCAAAACGCTTATGTACCAATGATCCTTGGTGGAGGGGCGTCTGCTAAACAATTCGTTTTGACCCAACGGGATATGGATTTTCTAGAAGGCCGCAAATTAAGCCGTGATGAGATTCTGGCGATGTTTCGTGTGTCTCCAGCGCTGCTTGGTATGATCACATCGGCTAACAGGGCTAACATGGAAGCGGCCGAGTATCACTTTGCCAAGTACACATTGCTGCCACGTGTCCGTGCCTTCTGTAACTTTATTAATAAGTACGTGATCGATCCGTTCGACCCATCGCTCGAGCTTACCTTTGTAGACTTTATACCGAGTGACTCGAGCGTAGAAGCGAGCGCTAACACAGCTGCTATCAATAACTGGATGACGGTTAATGAAGTGCGCAAGACATTAGACCTGCCACCTATCGAAGGTGGTGACGTGCTGTATCGTCCATCTGGCCGTGTAGAGCTAGGTAAGAGCGAAGAGAGCGAGCCAGAGCCAAAGGCTGAAGACAAAGCGCCTGAAGCGTCTGAGAGCGACGAAGACAAAGAGCAGGGCAACAAAGAGCAAGACGAGAAAAAGCTCGCAGACGAGGCTAAGAAACGTGCCCGCCGAGAGCTAGCTGTTATGCTTAAGCGCGCAGCAAGTCAAAAAAAAAAGAGGGTAGAGAAGCGAGCCGCTGATAGATTCCAGCAAGGCGAGAAGCGGGTAGCTGACATGCAGCCGCGCCTTGATAAGTACGAGGCTAGCTTTAGGAAGGCTGCCCGCAAGCACTTTGAAGCGCAGCGTAAGGCTGTCATTGACGAGCTGAACGAAGTAGAGGATGGCAACCGTAGCTTGGCGAAGCGTGACATTGACCCTGTCTACAAGCAGCTGGCGCTCATTATGAGTGATGACCAGTGGGACATTAATCTACAAGATGCACTCATGCCGCTATATACCAAGCTGATGAAAGAGCAGATTAAAGACGCCTGGGCACAGCTGCCGAACTTTAAGCCGCCTAAAGACGTGCCGGCAGTCTCTGAGTTTGTGAAGCAGCGCGCACGCAAGATCGCCGTAGACATTAACGACGAGAGCCAGAAGCAGATACTGCTGACATTAGCCGAGGGTATCGACAAGGGCGAGAGCCGCAACGAACTACGTGCCCGTGTCGAGAATATCTTTGGTGACATGAGCAGCAAGCGAGCAGACCGCATTGCGCGCACAGAGAGCGTACGAGCAGCTAGCCAGGCAGACATATACGGCTGGGACGATTCAGACATTGTGACCGGCAAGGAATGGCACACCAAGCTAGGTGACGCCTGCCCCTTCTGCCAAAGCCTTAATGGCAAGATCGTAGAGCTGAACAAACCGTTTGTAGAGCTAGGCGACAGGCTAGAGGTGACGACGACCAGCAAAGCGGGCAAGCCAGTGACACACACGCTTAAGGTAGACTACGAGCCTATGGTAGGCCCACCAAGCCACCCTAACTGCCGTTGTGTACTCTTGCCAGTGATAGTTGACCAGTAATAGAATAAAGCTAGGAGATAAACCATGAACATTATTTTACGTAACAGCGTACCGCAATCAGTAGATGAAGATAACCACACCGTGCGTATCCGGTTTACTGATGAGTCTGTAGATAGCTACGGTACTAGCCTGAAGTTTGACGGCTGGGACTTTAAGCGCTACATGGACAACCCAACTGTGCAGCTTGATCACTACAGCGATGCAGCAAGCAACATCGGCCGTGTCCTGGAGATTATTCCAGTGCCTGACGAGCGGGCACACGATGCTATTGTGCAGTTCGACGTAGACGACATGAGCGAGTATGGCGGTAACTGGGCGTGGGGTAAAGTGTCGCGTGGATTCCTACGCACCTGGAGTGTCGGGTTTGAAAACCTGGTGAACGAAGGGCTGGAGTATCTCCAAAACCAACTCTTTGAGATTAGCCTGGTTGGTATTCCCTCTAACACAGGGGCTACCACTCGTGCGCTTAATGATGGTAGTATATCTGAAGAGGAGGCAAGGGGCTTGATGAAACGCTACTTTAGCGAAGCACGCAAGCTTGAGGCAGCCCTCGACAATACAACAGCTAAACCAAAAGGGGCACGTATGAACAAAGAGGAACTACAAGCGGTAATAGCAGAAGCTATGAAACCACTACAAGAGCAGCTAGCAGCTCTCCAAGAAAAGCTAGCCACCGAAGTTGCACCAAAAGCAGAAGCCAAAACCGAAGAGGATACGCCAGCTGAAGCTGAGCCGAAAGCCGAGGCAGACGCTACCGAAGATAAAGCGGCCACTGAGGACGCCAGCACACAGGTAGACGAAACCGAGACGATCAGCGATGAAGAGGCCGAGCGCATCATTGCAGAGTTTGAAAAGGAATTGGCCGAAGATGAAGGTGATGAGTCATTAGGTTATTAAAGTAACGATAACAAAGGAATAAACGTAAATATGCCTTACACAAAGGAACAATTGGCGGAAGAGATTGAAAAACGCCAAGCAGAGGCTCGCAAGCAGGCTGAGGCACGTGCTGCCCGACATGCCAAGATGACCGAGCACAACAAAGAAATGAGCGAGAGCGACCGAGGCCGCGCACAGACCCGTGCATGGTTTAACGCTGTTCGTACTGGTAACACGCAGGAACTACGCCGCATCGACAGCGAAGTTGCTCGCGAGTACGCCGACATTGACGTAGAAGTACGCCGCATGGGTTACCGTGCAGACAGCCAGAACGTCACCACACAGGCTGACGGTGGTTACCTCGTGCCTACTGTCATTGAGAAGGCTATCGTCGAGAAGATGGTGGACGTTGCGCCTATTCGGCAGTTTGCTACCGTTATTAGCAACGCACCTGCCAACCTCCGTGTGCCTGGCCAAGCTAGCCGGCCACAAGTAGCCTGGACAGCTGAAGAGGCTAACTACAATAAGACAAAAGCAACCTTCTCTGGGTTCGACATTGTCGCTAAAAAGCTTACCGGTATTGTGCCTCTTACTGAAGAGTTTCAGCAGGATGCAGCCGCGTTTAGCGTTGTTGAGCAGCTTTTGACCAAGCAGCTCGCTGAAGAGATTGCCTACCAAGAGAACATTGCTTTCTTGGCTGGTGACGGCACGAGCAAGCCACGTGGTATTCGTACCCGCAAGACTGCTTTGCCAGCAGGCCAAAAGATCAACTTTGGTGCTAACGTTGCAGCGCTTAACTACGACGCTGTGAAGAAAGCTTACCGCGCTATGCCCATCAGCTACCGCCGCAACGCTTTCTGGGTTGGTAACACTAACTTGGTTACGCAGCTTGACACTGTCAAGGACACCACGGGTCGTTACATCTACACCCAAGACGTTCGCGATGGCCTGCCATACGACAAGCTGCTTGGCCTTCCGTTCGTAGAGGTTGATAGTACTGCTATGAACTTTGACGAGCTGTGGCTTGTGAACAAAAACTGTTTCTGGATCACTGACGTTGCTGGTGTTCGCATTGACTTTGGTTATGCTAACGGTGACTTTGAAAGTGGCCGTAACAGCCTCCGCGTGATGAAGCGAACAGGCGCAAGCCCGCTGATCACTGACGGGTTCGTCATGGCTAGCGTGAATGGTGCTTAATTAAAAGAAAGGACACACTAAATGGCACACATCTTATTTACTGAATGTTTGGACGTTTACGTACCAGGTGACCACCTGTACCACGTAACCCAAAAAAAGCTCGACTACCTGGACATGCTGACAAAGGTTTACTTTGACGGCGAGCCACGGTACAAGATCGTTGAGACTCACGAGCAAGAGGAAGCCCGAGAGCAGGCTGCTCGCATTGCTGAGCACAAAGCCGAGTGGCAAGTTGAAAAGGACGCGCTGATTGCCCGCTACAAGGCTGGTGACCAGTACGCCGCTCGCGAGTGGGAACTGTCCGTGTTCGAGGATGAGCCAGAGTTTCCATACGAGAAGGTACTCACCGAGATGGAAGCAGAGGAGAAGGCAAAGGCTGAAGCTGAAGCCGCTGGTAAAGACGAGCAGCCACCTGCTGAAGGTGCTGGCAAGGACAAGAAATAGCCAACAGGCTGTGACTTGCGAAGGGGATGGCCTGGAGGCTGTCCCCTTTTCTGTTTATAGGAGATAATAAAGCTATGGCAATAGTTACATTAGACGAAATAAAGAAACAGCTGGGCATTACCGGCAACGACAAAGACGCTGAGCTACAGCTGTACATCGACATGCTGCCACAGTGGCTGTATGACATTACAGGTGTGTGGTTCGGCTCATTGAAAACAGAAACAGAGATACAAGACTACAGGCCTGTGGTATTTCTGGACAACGTGTACATCAAAGAGGTGTCACAGATTAAGCGCGGTAGGATCACCGACGAGACCACAGACGCTGATTTAACTGACGTGCACGGCTACAGTATAGACAGCAAGACCGGCCGCGTCACACTGTCTACAACGGGCTACAAAGACCAATACGAGCGCACAGACTACGACCAACTCCATATTACTTACACGTATGGGCTTGTAGACGTGCCAGCAGCCGTGAAGATGGCCGCTATCCTTATGGTACGTGGCATGATGCAGGAGATTAGCAGCGGCGGCACTACAGTCACATCAGAGCGTGTGGGCAACTACCAGAAGACCTACAGCGTATCGAAGAAAGAGCAAACGCTATTAGCGCCGTTTGTGAGGTTCTTGGTATGATTAGCGCCAACATGCTACGTCATACCGTGACCGTTAAGCGCCTTGTGAAGACACAGGGCATGGTGCAGAAGACGCAGGCCGTGATGAGCGGTGTGCCGTGCACCATCTTGCCTATGAGCCGTGAGAACAGCGTGGCGTACAACATCAGTGCTTACAAAGCGTTTGATATGTATGCCAACACTGACCAGATCAAGGTGAACGACACTGTGACCGATCAGTCTGGGCGCAACTACGCCGTCAAAGCGCTAAACCCGTACGAAAACTTTGACAATGTGACTCACTCACATTATGTGCTGGAGCTTGCCGCGTAATGTCTACCTACATCAAGGTTGATACTGGTAACGTACCGCAGCTTGGCCGTAGATGGCGTGGAGAGGCCTCTGGAGCTGTCCAGCGCATCTTGGCTAATGGTTCGGTAATAGTGCAGCGATCCATGCGTAAAAACGCCCCTGTGGGTGTTACACAGCGTCTGGCGGGCAATATCCAGCGTACGGTTGGCAATGGCGAGGCAAAGATTACGCCATTGAGTAAGTACGCACCGGTAATTGAGAAGGGCCGCAAGCCAGGTAGCCGTATACCACCGTGGAAGAATGAAGACTTTCAACGGTGGGTACGGGCCAAGCTTGGTAACGTGTCGCCGTTCGTTGTAGCCCGCTCGATCGCTCGCAAGGGTACGAAGCCGCAGCCGTTTATTGAGAAGACGTACAAAGAGACTGAGCCACAGATACAAGAGTACGCAGCACGGGCTATAGCAAACGTAATAAGTAAGTTGGAGGCGTAATGCAAAATAAGATCAGCAACAAACTAGTAGAGGTAGTAAAGGCTATCCGCGACGAAGACGGCAACCCTGTATTTGCAGAGGTTGTAGACTACGACGATGGAGTGAATAAGTACCAGGGCTACCCTGCTGTGATGATCGTGCCAGATGACGCACCAGCAGAGCTTGGGCAAAACACTGAAGTGCACCGGCGTGAAGGGTTCAACGTCATTGCCATCATTCCTATGAACGATGACGAGAGCAAGCGCGCAGAGGACTTTAAGAACATGCGCACGCTATCTGGGCTTATTCGTGACGCAATAGACGACACGGTAGACCTAGACGGCCTACGCCACCGCAATAAAGACCGCGTGCTAGGCGTTGTGCCAACGTCTGCCGGCTGGAGTGTAGCAACTGAGCCAGTGATGGCTTTGGTGGCTACTATCAATGTTATAGTGCGCTACGACCACTACACAGGTAACTAGTAAATTGTTTATAATCAGGTAGGAGTATGAACATGAACGATAACCAATCACCAAAACGTACCTACTTTAACCCCGAGACCGGCAAGACCGTTGAGGCCACGTCGGCGCAAGAGGCGGCTTTAAGGTTCGATAATATGATCAAAGAAACGTTTGACGAGCAGGCAGAGCCAGTAGAGGCTGAGCCTGACACATCAGATGATAACAGTAACACGGAGGCCAAATAATGGCAAATATCGACTTTATCGGTCGGCGTATTAGCTATGGGATCGCCAAGGAAGCTACGCGTGGCACAGCAGCCACTACCGCAGCGCACTGGATTCCACACCTGAGCGCCGACCTACAAGACAAGCACGAGAGTGCACTTAACAACAGCGCCATGGGCGTTATCGACCTAAACAACGACGCCATCGTTACCCAAATCTGGAGCGAGGGCAAGATTGAGGGCAAGATCCAGGTAGAAAGCTTTGGCTTGATTCTGCTTGCTGCCCTTGGGCAAGTTACGAGCGCTGCCGGCGCAAAGGCTGGTACATTTAAGCATAACTTTACCCGCCTTAATAGCAACCTGTCGCCAAGCTTGACTATCTTTGAAAAGTCACCAGCTGCCGACCTTAAGTACGAGCTGTCGTGCCTTAAGAGCCTTGAGATTGATATTGTCACTGGTGAGTACGTGAAGTACACCGCTGACTTTATCGGCCGCCGTGGCGTGCCTGCTACAAGCACCGTCACGTTTGTGGAGTCTGAGGCAGAGTTTACCAGCAAGTACTGCCAGCTGAAGATGGCCGCCAACAAAGCCGGCCTTGCAGCCGCACCACGTGTATCTATTAAGAGCGCAAAGGTGAAGATTGAGCGCAACACTGAGGCTTACTACGAGGCTGGTAGTGTCACCCCTGCTGAGATTCACAACAAAGCGTTTGACGTGAGTTTTGAGTGCGAGCGCCGTTACAGCGACAACACGCTTAAAGACGCATCGCTCAAGAACACCAAGTACGCACTCGAGCTTTCAATGGTAAACACCGACGACAAGATCGGTACAGCTAAGGACGAAAACCCTTCGCTTAAGTTTACCTTGCCAGCTGTCGTTATCTCTGAGTGGGAGCGTGACCAAGGGCTTGATGACGTTGTTATGGAGAAGTTTACCGTGCAAGGCCTGTTCTCTGCTGCTAACGGCACGCAGATTGAGGCAGAGCTGGTGAACAGCACCGCAAGTTACTAATAAATCAAATAGGAAAGGACACCAACCAATATGGGCCGTTTATCACAACAATTTGCAACCAAAGTAAGTCTATCCATGCTAGCCGACAAGTACGGCAAGCTATGGAAGGACGCTTACGTAGAGATTGCGCCACTAACCATGAAGCAGCTGCCAGAGCTACGCAATTTCCAGGGCGAAGCTAGCGCAGACGGCGAGCTAACCGACGACCAGACAGCACAGTTACTGCCTATGGTCAAAAAGGGTTTTGTGGGTGGCAAGATCGTCTTTAACGGTGAGCTAGTAGACGCAGAAGCTGACGACCTGGACGATTTGCCAGTGTCCGCAGCCTCGCAAGTGATTGTTGCGGCGGTTGGTGCTACTGACCCAAAATAGTTAGCGACTTGGAGCGCGTCATTTACTACGATAGGCCGGCGAAGGAAGCAGCCACATTGGACTTGCTAACTCGCCGGCGTTATCGTAAAGAGTTTGGGCTAACTGCCCAAGAGATGGACGACGAGCCGGTCGCAGAGGTGAACTACATGATGAAAATATTCTATCTTGAAGACAAGCGGAGTGAGTACGAGAATAAAAAGGCAATGCGCCAGAGCAGTGTAAACAACCATGGCTAATACGATACAGATCATTATCAAGGCACGAGACCAAGCCACCCAAGAGATGGACAGGGTTAGTGCTGCCTCTGGGAAGCTTAAAAAGCACCTAGAGCCAGTTGGTTCGGCTATGAAGCTTGTGGGCGCTGGTGCATTAGCTGCCGGTGTAGCCTCTGTGAAGATGGCCGGCGACTACGAGCAAGGCTTGAACATATTTAAATCAGTATCTGGTGCTACAGCGCAGCAGATGGCCATGGTAGCCGCTAAAGCACGTGAGTTAGGCCAAGACGCGTCTTTGCCCGGTGTGAGTGCTAGAGACGCCGCAAACGCGATGACAGAGCTATCAAAGGCCGGTTTGTCGGTTAATGATACGCTAGCCGCATCAAAGGGTGTTATGTCACTCGCTAAAGCAGGCCAGATTGACGTGGCAGACGCTGCTACCATCGCAGCCCAAGCATTGAACGCTTTCAAATTGAAAGGAAGCGACGCAGGCAAGGTTGCTGACGTTCTCGCTAACGGCGCTAACGCATCCGCTACAGATATTCGTGGCCTCTCTCTAGGCCTCCAGCAGTCTGCTGCTGTTGCTAGCCAGTTTGGCGTGTCATTAGAGGACACAGTAACTACCCTTGGTTTATTCGCTAACCGCGGTATGCAAGGTTCTGACGCTGGTACGTCACTTAAGACGATGCTTATTAGCTTGGCTAACCCAAGTAAAAAGGCCTCTGAGCTTATGCATCAGCTTGGCATTAATGCTTACGATGCTAGCGGTAAGTTCGTTGGTATGCGGCAGCTCGCCCAAAACCTACAAAACGGGCTTAAGGGCTTGTCTGAAGAGCAGAAGCAGCAAGCGCTTGCCACTATATTCGGCACTGACGCCTTCCGTGCGGCTGCCTTCCTGGCTGATTCGGCTGGTAAGTCATACGACGACATGTCAAAGGCTGTGGGCCGCTCTGGTGCTGCTATGGACTTAGCAAAGGCACAGAATAGCGGCTTTAATGGTGCGCTAGACAACCTGAAGAGCACGCTGGAGACTGTCGGTACTGATATTGGTATGAAGTTGCTACCTCCTCTTACAAAGATCATTAAAGAGCTTGCAAACTCCGGTATCATTGAAGCCTTTGGCAACATCCTTATCGCGCTATTGCCAGTGCTCAAGATGGTTGCAGCTGGCTTTGTGGCACTTAAAATAGCCCATGTTGTAGGCTGGTTTGGGCAGCTTGGCGTGAAAATAAAGGAAGCTGGCAGTGTGATCGGGGCATTGAGCACCGTATTGCGTACTAACCCGCTTGGTTTGATCATAACAGTGATAGCAGCGCTGATTCCGTTCTTGATTGACCTTGAAAATCATTTTCATATCTTTAGCAACGCTGTTGAGTGGATCAAGACAGCTTGGAGCGGCATGGTTGAGTGGTTTACCGGTATCTTCACTGGTATTGGCCAGGCTTTGAGCAATGTATGGCAAGCTATTACTACGGCCTTTAACAACGTGACAGCTTTCTTGCAAAACTGGGGCCCGACCATCCTAGCCATCATGTTCTGGCCATTCTCGCTGCTTATCGGGCTTGTGATCACGTTTAAAGACCAGATTATGGCCGTGCTAAACGCTTTGTGGGGCGGTATCTCTGCTGGTTTCCAGGCTGTGACGAGCTTTATACAAACCGTTTTCCAAGTAGCATCATCAGTAGTGATGGCTGTGTGGTCGCCTATCGCTGGCTTTTTCGGCGGTGTCTGGAATCAAATTCGGGGCATCTTCTCTGGTGTCGGCAATTTCTTTGGTGCTGTGTTCGGCTGGGCAGCTAATGCGGCATCTGGTGCGTTAAACAGTATCATCGGCGTTGCTAGCGGCGTGTACAACGCTATTGCGAGCTTTTTCCGGCCAATCGGTACTGTAGCTGGTAACATGATCGGCGGTACTATCCGTGGCGTCGTTAACGGCATCATCGGCATGGTACAAAACGGCCTTAACAGCTTTATCAGTATGATCAACGGTGCAGCCGGCATCATCAACAAAATACCTGGCGTGCACATTCCTGGTATTCCTCATGTCGGCCTGCCTCGCCTCGCCTTCGGTGCGAAGAACTACGCCGGTGGTGTCACCTTGGTTGGAGAGCGCGGCCCTGAGCTTGTGAACTTGCCAAAGGGCGCTGACGTGTACACTGCCACACAGACCGCGAACGCCTTCCGGAATAGCCGAGGCGGTGGCGGCGGTGTTACAATACAACACATGGAAGTACACAACGACGTTGATGCGCACAATGTAATCGAGCAAATCGGCTGGAGGTTAGCAAGAGGATGATCATTAAACTAAACAACTTTGTAATAAACGATCGGGAGAGTAGATTTTACCTGGACACAGTAAAGGGTTTTGCTATTCCTGAGATTCGTACGAGCAGCGCCGTCTTGACTGAGAGAGACGGCGGCTACGTCGCCTCACAGTTCTATGGTATGCGCAAAGTGTCTATACAGGGGCGTATATTCGGCGAAGATGAAGCGGATCTAGAAGAGAAGCGCAAAGAGATTATGGCGGCCGTTCGGCAAAGATCAATCGCTATTGAGCTGATCACCAATGCCGGTAACTCATACTTGGTAAATGGCCACCTGACAGATTCCGAGATGGACTTTGACCGGTTAATCAACAGTTCAGACTTTCGCTTTGAGTTTCTGTGCCCCGACCCTGTTATATACGACAATACAGACGGCACAGCGCTATCTGTACAGGTCGTCAAGCAGCGTGGCGGTGGTTATGTATTCCCATACGTACTGCCTGTTAGCTGGCAAGCTGGTAGCGGAGAAGTTACAGCGCGTAACAACGGTAACACCCCAGTAAAGCCTGTGATTAAGTTTAAGGGCAGCATGACAGACCCAACACTGATTAATGTGACTACCGGCAAGCTTGTGCAGTTGTCCGGCTTTAGTGCGCCTGAAGGTAGCGAGGTTGTCATTGACACCCGCACCCGTAGCATCCTACTAAACGGCGGTAATATCTTTGACAAGCTGAGCGACCAAAGCACATTCTTTAGCTTGCAGCCTGGCGACAACGTATTTAGGCTGGAGAGCGCAAGCGGCGCTGACACAGTAGTAGCTACAGTTGAGTGGCGTAACGGCTTTATGGGGGTATAGTATGGACTTTAAACATGGCAGCGAGTATGCATTTGAGCTATGGCACAAGAACGGCCAGAAGCTCGCAGACATTACCCACCTCTGTAAAAACCGGCGCTACTCTACCGAGCGCAACGAAGCTGACACCATCGAGTTTATGGTGGATTTGCACGAGTTTGAGCGATACTGTGCTGGTATTGGTACGCCTCCACAGTCACTACTTTACCCGTTGCAGACAGACGTACGAGTAAAGCGTAATGGCGTATATATCGTAGGCGGCCAAGTCACGTCTACCACCATCAAGATCGACCAAGAGGCTGACATTGAAGTGCGTGTAACCGGCTACCTTAATATGCTAAAAGACCGCCTAGTAACCAATGAGTACCGCCAGACAGACGCCGCAGAGATTGCGCTTGACCTTGTACGCCGTATCCAGAGCGATAGTGCTAGTGATATGGGCATTGAAGTACCGCACGAGGGGCAATACATGACCGGCAAGCTACGCGACCGCACATACAAGCGCGCTGACGTTAAAGATAAGATACTAAAGCTTACCAACCTTATTGACGGTAATTTTGACGTGAGGGTTACGCCTGACAAGAAATTTTACACACTACCTACGTTCGGCTCGCCACGTACCGACATTGAGTTTGTCGTTGGTGGCCCTGAAGGCAACGTAAAGAGTGCAACTATCGAACGTTCGGCTACCAGTGTATACAACAAAATCTGGGGGCTTGGTTCTGGCTTTGGTGACGATCAAATCGTATCAGTGCAGAGTGACCCGCTGAGTATCAACGCTTACTACACCCGCGAGAAAGTTGTGACGTTTAATAGCGTTAAAGAGCAAAGCACCCTGAACCAAAACACCGCCGCTGCTGTAGCCAAGTACTCTACCATGCTTGAAATTCCCAAGATTACCGTGACTGGGCGCGAGTTTGACACAAACTATATCAAGGTAGGCGACTACATACCGGTGCGTACCAGCGGCCACAGTATGATTGAGGGGTTAAATAAGGTATACCAAGTGCAAAAGATCGAGGTGCACTTGGATGACAACGGTTTTGAAGAGCAGATAGAAGTGTACCTAGATGACTTTACAGTGCCGCAGATTCAAGAGGATCAAGACGATGACTAGGCTCGATCGTCTGTCTGAAAACACCTTGTACGAGGAGCTGAGGCAACTCCAGATTGACTTTAGAGAGCTTAAGTACACACAACCTACCTCTGGTAAGAGCGGTGTGCGCACATATGAGAGTGAGACGGGCCGCACGTGGGACTACGACGGCACGATACCTAACGGCTCACGAGAGATTACGGTAACGTTTACTGGCAACGGCTCACAAACGCAGCCTATCGTAAATGGCTACATGTTTATGTACATGGGTATGATAAACCAGGACGCGTGGAGCTTTCCACAATATAGCTCGATACAGGGTGGTTTGTATTACGAGGATAGCGACCGTGCAGCCGTAACTGTGCGCAAACTCATGGAGATTGACGAGACGCTAGCAGGCGACCCGCTAAAGACACGATGGAAGACGCTCATACTAAACACTGGTAACATTTGCCGCCTCCGCCTTAAAGTACGTGTGCGCGGTACATGCGCCGGTTATATAGAGGTATCGGTAAAATGACAGTTGAGAGAATGAGCGAACTGCCAAGCGAGAAGCTAGAGGCTTTGCTGTCTGAGCTAGAGCGAGAGATGGCAGAAATTAAAGAGTCGCAGATAATCAGTGGCGACAACATGCGCTTTACTGAGAGCAGCACTAGCGCCGTGTCTGACTGGCAAGGGCCTTTGCCTCGTGGTGGACAGTTTGGCAATGCCGGCGCGAAGTTTCTACGTGTAACAGCAACCGCCAAGCACAGTGAGGTATTATTTGCTGACATTATATTTGAGGCGCGGTATCCTGACGGCACACTTGTGTACGAGACAGACCAGAAGACAAAACCATTTGGCCAATTCTTTAAGCGCATCATACAGCCATTACCGCTCGTATCTAACCGCACAAACCAGGTCGAGTGGCTAGTTGGCGTAACTGGAACGGCTGGCCAAACTGTGAGTATGAAAGTGTATATAGTAGCAAACGATAATGTAGAAGTAGGAGTGGTAGAGCATGTCTAGGCTAGATATGATGGCAGCCAACCGCCTTTACCAGCGCATCAACGCTTTGCGGCGATCCCGTGACGAGATAAAGCTAGGGCAGCAGGGCTTTGGTAGTGACAGTGTGCGCACAAGCATCGTTCAGAGCGGCAACAGGTGGGATGTTGATTTGGACAATGTCGGGTTTAACGATCGAGTGATAGACGTTACTTTTGTGCCAAAGGAATTAGACAGGGACGGGCTACGCAGCCTCGTATACCGCCTTGTCGTCAAATCTGAGACGCACGAAGCTGAAAGATCGGTAGATCATCACGTGCAGCGATTACGCCCAATAGACGGCGTACAGCGCTGGCAGATCGTGTTAGACGGCAACAGACGCAACAATGGCATATGGCGCGGTAAATTCTACCTGTACGCTGCTGGTAGGGGCTCGCTGAAGATTAATATTTTGACTACAATATAAACTGAAAGGATTACACATAATGACAAGACTTGTATTTAACCGAGACGGAGGCAAGACCGACGAGTACGGCCACATGATTGGCTTTAGCTGGCATATCCAAGGTGATGTGATTGGTGGCCTCGTAGTGACGCCTACCGACACTCCGGGCATGTCTGTGAAGGTAGATAGCGGTATTGCAGCATTACCACGTAACAGTGGTGGTAAGATGTACCGTGTCTACTGTGGACTAGACGCGCCAGAGACTCTAACTATACCAACCGCTAACTCGAGCAACCCGCGTATCGATACCGTGGTGCTTTACGTTGATATGAATGTGACGCCATCAACAGGTGTGACCAACAACAGCAACAACATGTGCAAGCTCATGGTTGTGCAGGGCGCGCCATCAAGCAACCCACAAGGCGCTAGCGAAAGCCAGATTCAATCCGCAGTGGGCGCTGGTAACCCATTTATCGGACTATCGAAAGTGCGAGTAGACGCTGGCGTTACGCAGATCACCTACGCCAAGTGTATTGACATTCGCGACTTTGCATCGCCTGGCTTTGTTGACGGCCGCTTTATGAAAGATAAATCAATCAACTTTAAGGGCTACGGCGACAGTAGTATCGGCCGCAACGCAATAGATTGGACGCAATTTAATGAGAATAAGTACTCCACAAGCGAAATTAACACCAACAAAACCTTTATCGACGGCAAGCCAATCTACCGCAAAGTGTTCAGATTTAACACAACTGGCAATGGACAAGAGAATGGTTTTACCGACGGTACATTTGCTATGGTGGATAGTCTCATTAATTTTGATGCTGTTCTTAACATGGCTAATGGTGAGCGCTATCCGAACGGTTACACCAACCCGGCAGCCCCGAACTTGCAGTACTTTCAAGCAAAACTCGCAGTCTATAACGGTGTGCAACAACTCCGTTACAACACCCGGTCGGATGGCACAGCCCTAGTAGTCATGGAGTACACAAAGAAATGAGCGAACTAGAGCCCATGAATAAGTACGAGGTTAAAGAGGCTATAGACGATGCCATACAGAAGCATGAGGCGCGCAAAGAGGGTAACTTTGTACCTATTTACGCCCTTGACCTGTACAAAAAAGACATTGAATCGCAGATTCGTGAGCTGAATGGCGAGATTAAAGACCTAAAGGCTGACGCGGCAGATGCAAAAGACCGTAACCGCTGGCTGTTTCGACTCGTAGTCGGCGCTGTCATCACCTCATTTATTCCTATAGCCATAGCGCTGTTGAGTAGGGGGAGCGGAGGGCTACTACGATGAGCAAGGTTAGACACTTTGTAAGTTGGTTGAAGCGAGACAAACTGCTAAAAGCCCTATCAGTTGCAATGGTGTTTAGCCTGGCATTTAGCGGCTACACGCTGTTCAAAAGCCTTACACTCCAACCTGGGCAGTCCGTCACTATAGGTGGCGGCGCAAAGGTTGAGAAGCCTATCACAAGCATCACTAACGCGCAGGTAGACAAAGACGGCAATCTGGTCGTCTACTACTCTAGTGGAGAGGCGCGCAACGTAGGGTCGGTTATTGGAACGTCCGGCAAAGACGGCGCAGATGGTAGAGCCCCAACCGCTACAGAAATTGCTGTGGCGGTTAAAGCCTACTGTATCACCAATAAGTGTTCAGAGTCGCCCACTAGCGCACAAGTAGCTGCTGCTGTAGCATCATATTGTGCAAGCGGGAATTGTAAGGGGAGTGACGGTAAAAACGCATCTGACGAGCAAGTAGCCGCAGCCGTGGCGCGGTACTGTGCGAACGGTAAGTGTAAGGGTGATACTGGAGCTACCGGAGCGACAGGAGCTACTGGCGCAGCAGGCTTGAGCGGAGTAAACGGGGCGAACGGCGCAGATGGCCAAAGCCCCGTGTTAGCTTGTGTGGATGTTAAAGATAACTCTGGCAATCAAACATCATGGATTGCCTGGAAGTATCCAAGCGAGCAGAAC